GGTTATTGACAACCCATTTACGTACTTCGGGAAAGTTTTTCTCTTTAAGGTTTTTAACCAGTTCATTGACTGCTACATCCGAAAAAGTTGCAAGAATACCAGAGTCAATTTTCCCACTTACGGAATATCTTTGGCATTCATTAAGAACACGTCTCCAATCAGGAAAGTGCTTATTGATTAATTCTACCAGGACCTTGTTATCATATTCAACACCTTCTGCATCCAAGATTTGTTGGATACGTTTGAAGAACTGTGCTGCAATACCCTGTCGTTCTTTTCCTTTGATTCCAAACTCAACGACGGCACATCGGGAGTGGAGAGGTTCGAGGATTTTGTTTTTGTAGTTGCAGGTGAAGATGAATCTGCAATTGCCAGCGAACTCCTCAATAAACGCCCGTAACAGGAGTTGTACATCGTTGGATGTGTTGTCAGCTTCGTCAATGATGATGACTTTGTGTTTAGAATCTGACGTAAGCGATACGGTCGAAGCGAAATTCTTCGCATTGTTTCGGACAGTATCAAGGAATCGTCCCTCATCGGATCCATTGATGACATATACATCTACTCCAAGTTCTTTACATAGTGCCTTTGCTACTGTTGTTTTACCGATGCCTGGAGGACCGGCAAGTAGCATATTAGGAATCTCTCCCTTATCTAGGAAAGATTGAAAGGTCTTCTTCGTATTCTCAGGGAGAATACATTCTTCAATAGTTTGTGGTCGATACTTCTCAACCCAGATGAAGTTGCTCATAATTAAATCCAATCAGGTTTACGGTGGGGCAGTCTCAGGTAATTATCGCATACCCATGGTTTAGAAGCAATGTACATCTTATATGCTTCAATGGTACTTACGTTCATATCAAACTTAAACTCTTCAGGCATTGCACGAACAAATGGAGTGAGTTCTGATTGATGAATAGCATCTAATGGGAAGATCTTATTTGCACGTGCGAGAGTATGAAGACATGAATGAATTTTTCCATATCGATTAGAATACTCCTCACATAATGCAAGACCATGACGGATCAACCATCGGGCATTTGCGGCAGTTTCATTTGCCCATATTGTGCAGGGATGATTGCGGAAAGCACCCTTATCGGTCGCATATGGGGTTCCATCGGTCTTAGGAAGAGTTCCATATCCGTGCCCCCATTTATCTGAGGCAACGATAGAGAGCATCTGACAACACTCTAGAGGCATCTTGACGATGTGCTTATCAGGAAGAACCTGCGCCGACTTGACTGGACTTTCGTCAGTCACAAAGATATTCATGTTAAGAGTTTGCTAAAACTGATTGCCAGTAGGAACATAAGCATTATAACGACATCCCAAGATTTTGTCCTTATAAAGTAAGGAACTGAAATCATATCAGCAACGAAGTGCAGCATCACTCCAAGAGTTATATTGATATGAAGAACAACAAAGTATGCAGTAATCACTAGGATACTACCAGTTATTCTCATTGGGACATCAACTTTGGTCATTTCAAAGGTCGAGTAAAAATTTCGGATACAATGTCTGTCGCACCCATTGCTTCATACATGTATGTGGCACCGGATCGTGGATTTGTATGTTTACCACAGGTAAACACATCACATACTGCTACACCATTCTCTGGCCATGTATGGATACTAATATGACTCTCTGCAAGAAGTGCTACGGCAGTTACACCATGAGGTTCAAACTTATGAGATGAAATATTCAGCAATGTGCTTTCGGCAAGGTTTGATGCATTTGCCAGCACATTGCGAATGTGTGCTTCATCATCTAGTAATCCATATGGACACCCCTTAAGGGTGAAGAGAATATGTCTCATCCGAATGTTGAATCAGGTTCCAGAGCAATATAATACTTGAGATTGTGTTGTGTGTTCGTGAATTGTGACAGAAGTTTAGAGGATACTACTACCTCATAGGCACCAGGAATAATCTTGATGTTTTCTACCTTGAAGTTAAATTCAAACTCATCACTAGTTTCACCAACAACAATGGCATACTCGTTAGAAGTATCATTCTTCTTATCACGAACCACCAGTTTGATGACACCATTCTCACCAATTGCAGACATATCAGGCAGTTGATATACTGCTGCTGCTTTGGTCAATTTTTCAAGTGTTACACTATCCAACTGGAAGCACACATCTTGAGATGGTAATGTAATCTCCTTCTCTGGAGGAGAAATAATTACATTTGGGTCAGCAAAGAAATACTTCACACGACGCTTGCCTTCTTTGATACTCAAGTAACTGTCTTGATTAAAGTCAAGGTCAGGATCCTGGTGAAGACTCAAACCATTCAAGAACTGATTGAGATCATAGATCGCAAAGTCCCGTGGAAAATCTTCTTTAATTTCTGCTTCGGCAAGAATGTTCTTTGCCACAGAGATAGTGCGAAGTTTGTTGCCTTGCTTTACAAGAATAGAATTGTTGATACCCGCAAAGTTCTTGAGGATAGCAAGTGCATTGTCAGACAGTTTCATTGTTCGTTCTTTGAGTTTCATTATTATTGAGGGTAGATTTCACGTTTTGCATTCTTATCATTGAAATGCATCAGAAGAACAGCATAGTGAAGGATCTTAATTATATCACGACGTGCCGTGCCTTTCTTATCATATCGTGATGCATACTTAAGAATATTAGATCTACAGAATGCTTCACCATCACCGCAAGCTTCAATCAAATCCAATGTTTGAATTTTATCGTCACCAGCAGAATAATGTTGTCTGTAAGTTCCTCTAATATATTCAAGAAGTTCTTTTACAATCTCTTCTTCATTATATTTAAAAGGAGTTGCTGGTGAACTGATAATATCAATATTACCACTTGATATATTCAAATTAATGTGATCGTCACCTTCGGCACCTGGAAGGTGAGTACCTATGTTCAAAGTGTTGTCATCCATTTTTAAAATTTTATCATATAACATGGACCAGGAATTAGTCATAACTTATTATATCAAATATTTGCTCCACCGTCAATCACATAAATGCGATCACTTTCTACAGGCATCACAAAGTCGGCATCGACTTTATCATAGAGTTCTAAGAATGATTGCTTAGTTTCATCATCAAAACGACTTACACAAACTTGGATTGCTTTTGCCTTATCTTTGAAGATGCTGAAAGCACGAATGATGTGAACCAAACGACGGGTGCTGATAATTTCATCAATGCCACCATCATAAAAAGTCTTGCGGATGATATCTGCCCAATCAACCAGACGATTACAGAAGTCAGTATCCTCAGAAAGTTTCGTCAGAATGCTCTTCTCTTGTGCAGGAGTCGGATATGCTTGCTCAAAGGTTACTGGAAAACGTTCCAGGAATGCTTCATTGAGCACGTTAGTTCCAATGAATCGTCCGTCATCTGAACCTTTACCCTTAGTATTTGCGGTTGCGATAACGTTGAAACCTGCAGTGGGTCGTACAAATTTTCCAATTTTTTTAAGAAAGACTCCATTTCCTTCAAGGATACTTTGGAGACAGAGAATCTTGTTAGAAGCGAGGTCGATCTCGTCAAGGAGCAAGATAGCTCCTCGTTGAAGTGCCTCAATGACTGGGCCATTGTGCCAGACGGTTTCACCATTAACAAGACGGAAACCACCAATAAGATCATCTTCATCTGTTTCGATAGTAATGTTTACACGGATAAGTTCTCGATCCAATTGAGCACATGCTTGCTCAACCGAGAACGTTTTACCATTGCCAGAGAGACCCGTAATGAACGTTGGGTAAAATAGACGGGACTGAATAATTTTTTTAAGATCAGTAAAATTACCAAACTTGACGAAGGAATCATCTTTCTGTGGAATAAGATTTTGCTGTTCCTGAACGGTAATAATTGCAGGAGGTGCTTGATAGGTTTGCTCCATTTGTTCTCGAACGGTAAGGTTCCATTTACCACGTCCAACTTTGTAATCAGAAAGTTTGCTGGCAATGGTCTGATAGTTGCAACCATTCATTGCACACCATGCTTTGATCTCGGCAGAATTAATAGTCTCACCATACGTATCCTGCAGAGAATTGACAATGCCTTCTTTGGAGAGACTCATTAGTTGTTTTATTTAACTGAATTAATTATACAAGAAAAAATAGGTCTTGCGACCCCTCAGTGGACAGTTTAAGAATTGGCAAGGTAATCTTCTAGTTCTTTAATCAATTTTTTTCTAGAATGTCTCCTGTCCAACTCAATACCCACGGTTCTGCCGTAAATTTCAAGTTCATTCTTGGTCATATCTTTAATAGAAATATCCGTTTCAAGAGCAACTTCTTCCAAATCATCAGAAGTTTCTTCTATAGACGGTTCAGGTGCAGATTCACCTGCCATCATTTTTGCAAATATTGACATTTTTTAGAACCAATTAATATTAGATAAAAATATTTATCAAGCAACAAGTTCAATAAACTCATTCAAAATTTTCTTGTTCATTTTCTTGGTGCGAAGACTTTTAACAAAGGCAGATTTGATTTGAGTTTTGGTAGCTCCATCATCAACATCAAACTCAGAGTCACTAGAAAGAACATTGCCAGAAAGTCCAAAATAAGAGTGATAACCAGAAGTTTTGATAGAGAATGACTTTTTCTTCTTCCAATCCCTCATAACTTTATCATGAAGTTCTCCATAGTTACCACAGTAAGTTCTGATAAATGCTCCTACATCACGAGAGGCAAGAACACGAATACCAATAAAGTTCACATCTGCAAAAGTTGTTTTGAGATCTTCCAAGAATACATTAGTCATCTTATTCCAATGAACATCCATAGAATAAGTGTGACCTGTTTTGCGATTACGAAGGAAACAGTTATCTCCGATCGAACCGGTGCCAATGAAAGGTTCGTGCTCCCAGTGACGTTGGATCTCACGGTGAAACTTGGGAGGATATCCCTCACCATCAGTCAGAACAACACACTGAACTTTCTGAACTTTATTTTCCTTCTTAAACTTAGGAATAATTTGATGCAGAGCAATCATAGTCTCATTCAAGGGTGTACCAGAAAGACCCATAGTGGGAGGAATATTATAATGAGAACGAGTAGTGCGATCAAAATAATATGCCAGACGGAACAGATGCTTCATCTGAGTTTCCAGTTCTTTAGTACTGACTTTATGGGTCAGAAAATTCATCATAGAGAACCACTCATTGATATAAAATACACCATCTTTCTTTTCATATGAAAGGTCCTTTATATTCCTAGAACCATCTTCTTTGTAGGTAAACAAAGGATATTCATTAGTGAATGCATAAACATCGAAAGGAATACCAACCTTTTTACAGAACCAAACAAGATTACACATCTGTTTGACGGTATCCAACAACACATCTCCCATCGAACCACTCCAATCCAGAATAAAGATCAGACCATGATTCTTACCATCAGCAAGAGTTGTTACTTTCTTGAACAGGTCTTCATTATATCGATAAGTATGTAACTTAGATGTATCGAGTACTCCAGTCCTACTAACAGTAGCACGAGCATAAGAGTCTGCAGATTTACGGCATTCAAATTCTTTGACAAGGTAATTCACCTCCCTTTGTGCAGATTTTTTAAACTTTGCAAATTCAGCATCAACATCATCAAATGCTTCTTGGTATTGATAGTCATCCCAAATTTCACGACAATCTTGGTGAATTGTGGAGTTAGGAACAATAATCTTCTTAAGATTAAGTTTTGGCAATTCTACATAGACATTCTCATATCCGTCCGTAGAAGCAAGATCTTTGATTGCGTTTTCTAATGCATCTACAGTTTTAATTTCTACATCATTATGAGTGCCGCCACAAGATTCTCCATCTTCAATTTCAGTAGTTTCTCCAGACTCTGCCGTAGGAAATTCACCATCGTCAGTGGTTTCAGTATCTCCTTGCTCAAATCCCTGCTGATTCTGTGAAGAATCTGAATTGCCAGACTGAGATTCCAGAGAATCCATTTCGGTCTTTGTATCAGTATTCAGTTGATTTTGGCAATAGGTATACAGTACCTTTGCTGCCAGAAGAACATCATCAAAATCTTCACATCCTTCAATCATACGAAGAATGGGCATCTCAAGATCTTCACCAAAAGGAACATCAATAAAATTACCAATCTTGAAATACAGATTCGCACGATCTGCAAGATTCATCTTTGTAATATCATCACACTCAACACCAAAAAAATCTTCCTCGGCAAGAACCTGATATCCAGCATAGAAAGTCTTGGGAAGACCAGGATAACGACGTTTCATCAACTTTTCAATGCGAACGTCCTCCACAATGTTTACGAACTGTGGGGGAACGTTCACTTCTTTCAACCAGTTACGGTCGGGTGTATATAGTGCATGACCTACCTCATGTGCAACCAACATATCATAAACTTCATTTCCTGCTTTCTCCCACATAGGAAGAGTCAATACACGAGTATGAACATTGAAACATGCGGTCTCAACCTTCTTGTGCTCTACAACAAGATCTTCAGTGGCAAGAAGTTTAGCAAGTTGAGATTTGATTTCGTGCCTGACGGTCATATGTGTGTTGCGTATGAACGTATTATACAAAAGAACCCTGCTTTTTGGGCAGGGTCATGTGGCAGTTCTTGAAGTGTCTCAATGCCTCCTTTCGGGAACGCATTGCCTGAGGTTTCAGTTTTCGTTTCTGTTCTTTCTTAGAGTGATGCTTCCAGTTTGGGACTTGCATTGTTCTTTGATGTATCAGGACATCATACGGGAAAAACCTTTGACTTTCTCAAACCTTATGACACTTTGGAACTTGTCATGTAAGTCTGACTTATGAGAGATAACGAATATATTAGCATCCTTTATCACATAACGAATAATTTTTAGGAACTCTTCGGTTCCAAATCCATCAAGTGAAGAGTCAAATACTTCGTCCATAATCAACAGGTTAGTGTTTACGGAATTTTTGAGTCTAGCAACTTCTCTCCAAGTGAAGAGTAGAGCCAAATCTACA